GGCGAAGGATGGTGTATTCAACGAGATAATATGCTACCAAGATCGATGAAGAAAGGAGAAACCATATTTATAACCAAAGGTGAAGTACACCGAATATTAAAAGGCACAACTGATTTAAAAATAAAAATAAATGGATAACTTCGATTTAAGAAAATATTTAGCTGAAGGTAAGCTCTTTGAACAAGATAGATATAAAAAAGTAGAGGACGATGCACAAGATGGTACCTTTTATGTTTCCGGATATGATATGGAAAATGAAAGAGATATCGATGATTATTTTGTTGATCTAAATTATGGTAAATATAAATCTGCTACTCAAGAATTATTAGACCTTGCTATGGAACAAGGACACGCGTATGAAAGTATAGAAGATTATTACGAATATGTTGAAGGATTTGAAAATGATCTAAAAGATTATGCTGAAGGTGAAGAAGTACCTGATTGGAAGATGAATGATCTAGCTATGCGTTTTGGAGATGATTATAGTCAATTTTATGGTGAAGAAGAAGATGAAGACTATGAAGAAGAAGAATATGAAGATTATTAAAAATTAAAATAAAATAAAATGGATAATTTCGATTTAAAAAAATATTTAGCTGAAGGTAAGCTATTAAAAGAAGAAGTTGAAAAAATAAGCAACGAAAAGTTTACTATTATTTATAATGCTGATGATATGACAGAGTATGAAGTATTCAATAAATTACTCTCTGATGATGAAGCTGAAGCTGCTGAAGAAGATTTTAAAATCTTAGATGATGATATGGAAACATTTGTTTTAGATTCTAAAACCCCAGCTAGCGAAATTTTAGATTATGCTTCTTCACAAGAAGAATTAGAAGATTACGGTTTAAGTAAATATTGGAAATTTAAATAAAGTAAAAAACATACAGGATAGATTCATAGCCTATCCGCTAGATAACATGCTTATCTCCCTTCCCGTAAGAACAGGGCGCTTAAGGTAAGCCGTATTAAAGAGATCTGTGGCCTCCATTTGGAGGTCACATTTAAGTTTCGTATATTAACGTGTTAAAAATAAAAGTATAGATGAGTAAAAACGTAGTAATGATTGGAGCAGGTGTAGCAAATGTAAATGCTGCTACTAAGCTAGTTGACAATGGATTTAAAGGTAAAATCACTATTATTGATATGGGTAAAGACCCATATTTAAGACCATATGAAGAGGTAATGACAGGCTTCCTAGGTGCAGGTGGTTGGTCTGATGGTAAATTAACTTACCATACTTCAATTGGAGGGCAATTATCTAAATATTGTGGTGAAGAAAAAGCAATGGAATTATTTGATCAGGTGATAGATAATTTTAAACGTTTCCACCCTAAACCAGAAGAAGTACAATGTTCAAATCCAGTTGCGGAACCAGATTTTATTAAACCCTATTTTGGTTTACGATTATTCCCAGTATGGCACGTTGGTACAGATTACTTACATGAAATAGGTAAAAATTGGTATGATTACTTAGTATCTAAAGGTGTTAATTTTATATGGGAAACTAAAGTTGATGATATAGATTTTGCTAATGAGTGGGTATATTGTGATGGTGAAAAAATGCAATATGATATACTTATTTTTGGTGTAGGTAAATCAGGTATTGATTTTGGTAAGCAATTAGCTGAAAAATATGATTTACCAACTGAACCAAAACCAGTACAAATAGGTGTTAGATTTGAAGCACCACAAAAACACTTCCAAAAATTAATTGATATAAGCTATGATTTCAAATTGTATCGTAAATTCGAAGACAAAGGCGTATCACTACGTTCATTCTGTACAAACAACAACGCAGCTTATGTTGCCGTTGAAGAAACGTATGGAGATCATTCGTACAATGGACACGCTAAAAAAGATGAAGCATTTAGGAACGATATGACCAATTTTGGTATTCTAATGGAAGTTAGAGGTATTGATAAACCATTTGAATGGTCTAGAGATGTAGTGAATAAATTACAAAAAGATGGTACTGGTCTATATTATAGTCCAAGTAGAAAACCATCTCAAACATCAGAAGGAATAGATGTGTCAGCTATCCAAGTAGATACATTACATAAAATATCAAAGTCAATGCAACCATACTTTATGTATGTATATGATTTTATTGAAGACATGAAAAAAGTTTTCCCAACACTTAAAGATGATTGGGGTATTTATGTACCTGAAGTAAAATATCTATCACCTGAGCCACTTGTCGATTATACCAATTTAGCACTCACTAAGTATCCTAATGTACACTTCGTAGGCGATGCTTTATCAGCTAGAGGTATAACGGTAAGTGGTGCACAAGGGACATATGTTGCTGAATCACTTTTGGAGAGTTAAAATAAGTTTCGTATATTTAAAATAAACAAAAATTATGGCAAAATCAGAAAAAACACCGTTTCCACAAAGTAAAAGATTAAAAAAAGCAGATGGTACTATCGCTTATGTATGGGATAATAAACTCCATAACTGGGAGGGACATGCTTTAATTCCTGAAGGTAAAGAAAAATTAGGTGAATATCATTTATATGGTATTAAACATACTAAAGAAGAATGGAGTGAAGCTAGAAAACAAAGAGAAGGGTTACCTTATTATAAAAATCAATCAATGAAAGCACACCTTTCAGATTATAGAAACTAGGATATGAAAATAGGTTTATGTGGTACAATGAGTGTAGGTAAAACTACATTAGTAAATGCTTTAAAGGAAACAAAGCAATTTAAAGATTATATGTTTAGAACAGAGCGTTCTAAATATTTGATGGAACAAGGTATTCCACTTAATACAGATTCAACATTAAAAGGTCAAACTATATTCTTAGCTGAACGTTGTGCTGAATTAATTCAAACGGATATTATAACAGATAGAACAGTTCTTGATGTTATGGCATTTACTTTAAATGCTAAATCAATACCCCACCAAGATAAAGAAGCATTTGAAACATATGCTAGTGAATTTGTTAGAGAATATGATTATATTTTTTACATATCTCCTTATGGAATAGATATTGAAGATAATGGAGTACGTGAAACAGATGAACATTATAGAGATCTAATTGATTTTACTATTACTACTCTTATTAAAAGACATGGTCATAAAGCAGGCAAAATAGAAAAAATATCTGGATCTACAGAGGAACGTATTCAACAAATTTTGAATATTACTGGTCTTTAACATATTTATAATAAAAACCTTATTATAATGAAAAAATCTGAATTAAAAAATTATATCAGAGAAAATATCATCTCTACATTATCTGAAGATACTGATGCAGAAATTGAAAAAACTAAAGAATTAACTGCTGCAATTAAAGATTTAGAAGTAGCTAAAAAAGAAGCGGGTATCGAAGAAAAAGTAGCTAAATCTGTAGATGATGTTATTGACCCAGCTGATTATGGTCTTATTGGCTCAGGCTATTTAAAAGGTTTTAATAAACCTCATTCTTTAGATGCTGATCAATTAGAGACTCTTGGACGTAAAATTGTTAAACAATTATATAAAGGGGATTTTGATAAGGCTAAAGCTAAATTTATTAAAGAAGAAGCAGGTATAGAAGAAGCTAATGTAGGTCTAGATGATTTACAAGACATAGGATATGACGATGGTGAATATGCTGTAAGTATGCATTTTAATAAAGATGTAATTGGTATAAATAATCCACTTGATTACAAATATTATAGAAGAGGGTTTCTTCAAGGTGTAAAAGATAGCACAGCAAGTTACAAGTTAGAAGAAAATGAAGATAAAGAACCATCTAAAGCAGATCTTAAAAAAACTAAAGGTTTAGCTAAAGCAAAAGAAGAATTAGCTTTATTAACTCGTGAAATGAAATCATTAGCTAAAAAATATTCTAAAGCTGAAGGTGAAGAAAAAGAAAAACTAGTAGCTGATCTTAAGAAAAAAACAAAACTTAAAAAAGAATTAGAAAAGATTTTAGATAAATAAAATGGAGTCTAAAGAAAGGGTTATTTACATATTAAAAATTATAGTACTATTCTGTATAATATTCTGGTTATTATTCTCAGATAAGGAAGAGTATGTTGAGGATTATAATGCTAAAATTATAGCATTAGAACAAAAAGTTGATTCGTTGCATAGTGAAAATGATGAATTGACTTTTAAAATCGATACCTTAAATGGACAAATAACACAATTAGACCAACAAATAAATCTTAAAGATAACAGAATAAATAGCTTGAAATATGAAATTAGTACTAAAGTGGATGCTGTTGATAACTTTAATGATGACGAGCTTGAAAAGTTTTTCACAGAACGTTACAGACAGTACATCGATTCAGTTAAAAAAACCGATAGCGAAGTTAGTAATTAAAGATTTAATTACAGGAGATGGAGCTAAAAAAGAGTTAGCTTTAACATTAGATAAAATTAATTTTTTAGAACAAAAAATAGTTCTAAAAGATAGTATTATTTTTAGTCTTAATTCCCAAGTAGGGAATTTTGAATCTATAATGCTTACTAAAAGTGATCAGTTAGCTATATCCCAAGAGCTATCTAAAAGACTACAATCTGATCTTAAAAAACAAAAACTTAAAACTAAATTAATGGGGGGTGCAGGTTTAGTAGCTATTGCAGGAGTAATCTTTATATTAAAATAATATATGTCAGATTTAAAAAAAGTAATACGCTCAGAATATTTAAGGTGTGCTAAAGATCCAGTGCATTTTATGCGTAAATACTGTTATATACAACACCCACAAAGGGGGCGCATACAATTTAATTTATATCCGTTTCAAGAAAAGGTATTAACGTTGATGCGCGATAATCCTTATTCGATTATCCTAAAATCTAGACAGCTAGGTATTTCAACACTATCAGCAGGTTATTCTTTATGGTTAATGATATTCCATAAGGATAAAAATATTTTATGTATAGCAACAAAGCAAGAAACAGCTAAAAACATGGTTACAAAGGTAAAATTTATGTATGAAAATTTACCTTCATGGCTTAAAGTAGATGCAGCTGAAAATAATAAATTAACTTTAAGATTAAATAATGGATCTCAAATTAAAGCCACTTCAGCAAGTTCAGATGCAGGTAGATCAGAAGCAGTATCTTTACTACTAATAGATGAGGCAGCATTTATTGATAACATTGGAGAGATTTGGGCTTCAGCTCAACAAACATTAGCAACTGGGGGTGGATGTATAGCATTATCTACTCCTTATGGTACTGGTAATTGGTTTCATCAAACTTGGGTTAGAGCAGAAAATAGAGAAAATCAATTTTTACCAATTAAATTGCCTTGGTACGTACACCCAGAAAGAGACCAAAAATGGAGAGACTCACAAGATGAATTATTAGGTGATCCTAGAATGGCAGCTCAAGAATGTGATTGTGATTTTAGTACTTCTGGTGACATTGTATTTTACCCTGAATACATAGACTTTTATGAAAAAACATATATAAAAGATCCTATGGAAAGAAGAGGAGCTGATCAAAATTTATGGGTTTGGGAATCACCTGATTATACAAGAGATTATGTTGTAGTAGCTGATGTTGCTCGTGGAGATGGAAAAGATTATTCTGCATGTCATGTAATTGATGTTGCTAATAATGTACAAGTAGCTGAATATAAAGGACAATTAGGTACAAAAGAATATGGGCATTTATTAGTAGGTTTAGCCACTGAATATAATGAAGCAATGTTAGTAATAGAAAATGCTAATATTGGTTGGGCAACCATACAAGTTGCTTTAGATAGACAATATCCTAATCTTTATTATTCACAAAAGAGTGACTCCCCAACAGCTAATTCGTATTTTGACAAATACCAAGACCATTCAAAAATGGTAGCTGGTTTTACTATGTCATCAAGAACAAGACCTATGATTATAGGTAAATTTCAAGAATACATTAGTGATAAAGGAGTAACAATACAATCAAAAAGATTAATAGAGGAAATGAAAACCTTTATATGGAAAAATAATAGAGCAGAAGCACAAAGTGGGTATAATGATGATTTAGTTATGTCATTTGGTATTGCAATGTATATTAGAGATACAGCATTAAAAATGAGACAAAGAGGTTTGGATGCGACTAAAAATGCTTTAGGCAATATGTCTGTAAATAGAACACCTTATCAAGGAGGATATGGTTTTTCTAAAGGAACAGATAATCCTTATCATATCAATACTGCAGATGGTAAAGAAAACATTAGATGGCTTCTTTAATAATATTTATAATAATAATAATATACTATGGCTGATAAAAGCGTATTTTCAAGATTAAAAAGACTATTTTCAACTGATGTAGTTATCAGAAACGTTGGGGGTAATCAAATAAAAGTAATAGATAGTGCTAAAATTCAATCAACTGGTGAATTAGAAACTAATTCATTAATGGATAGATATAATAGAGTATTTTCTACAAGTCCTTCTTCTTTATATGGGGCTCAATTTAATATTAATTATCAATACCTTAGACCTCAGTTATATTCAGAATATGATTTAATGGATAATGATGCAATTATTGCATCTGCTCTAGATGTATTAGCTGATGAATCAACTTTAAAAAATGATATGGGTGAAGTACTTCAAATTAGAAGTGCTAATGAAGATATACAAAAAATATTATATAACCTATTTTATGATGTATTAAATGTAGAGTTTAATCTTTGGATGTGGGTTAGACAAATGTGTAAATATGGTGATTTTTTCTTAAAATTAGAAATTGCTGAGAAATATGGTGTTTATAATGTAATACCTTACACAGCTTATCACATCGAAAGACAAGAAGGATATGACCCAGATAATCCAGCAGCTGTAAGATATAGATATGCACCTGATGGTATGGATAATTTAAGTTCAGGTATGTACCCCGTTCCTGGAGCTTCTGCTGGTAATTTAATGAATGAGCAAGGTATTTTCTTTGATAATTATGAAATGGCTCACTTTAGACTTCTTTCAGATGTTAATTATTTACCTTATGGTAGAGCATATATTGAACCAGCTCGTAAATTATATAAACAATATGTTTTAATGGAAGATGCAATGTTAATCCATAGAATTGCTCGCGCCCCAGAAAAACGTATTTTTTACATGAATGTTGGATCTATTCCCCCAAATGAAATAGATGCATTTATGCAAAAAACAATTGGTAATCTAAAACGTACTCCATTCCAAGATAATAAAACAGGAGAATATAATCTAAAGTATAACATGCAAAATATGTTAGAAGACTTTTATATTCCTGTTCGTGGTAATGATCAAACTACAAAAATAGATACTACCCCAGGACTACAATATGATGGTATTCAAGATGTAGAATATTTAAGAGGTAAATTATTTGCTGCACTTAAAATTCCTAAAGCATTTTTAGGATATGAAGAAGGAGTAGAAGGTAAAGCTACATTAGCTCAACAAGATATTAGATTTGCTCGTACAATTGAAAGAATCCAAAGAATATTATTATCTGAATTAAATAAAATTGCTTTAGTACATTTATATACTCAAGGTTATACAGATGAAACATTAACTAATTTTACATTAGAAATGTCTAGTCCATCAATTATTTTAGAACAAGAAAAAATTGAATTACTTAAATCTAAAACAGAATTAGCACAATCAATGCTAGAACAAAAGTTAGTTCCATCTGATTGGATTTATGATAATGTATATCAATTTAGTGAAGATCAATATGATGAGTATAGAGAATTAACTAGAGAAGATGCTAAACGACAATTTAGATTAGCGCAAATTGAAGCTGAAGGAAATGACCCAGTTGAAACAGGTAAATCTTATGGTACACCTCATGATTTAGCATCATTATATGGTAAAGGTAGAATGTACTCAGACCCAGGTGGAGTTCCAGATCCTGAAAAATATGCAGCAGATGATCCTAAATTAGGTAGACCAAAAGATACTAATGTAAAACGTAATACACAAGGAGATAATTTTGGAAAAGATCGTTTAGGAGTTAAACGTATGAAAGATACAGATAAAAATGATTCTAATAGTATTAAAAATAAGTTTAAAGGAGGTAGCCCTTTAGCACTTGAAAGTGCCAAATCTACTTATATGAAAAACTTAGATATGTTTAAACAAATGAATAGAAAACAATTAATATTTGAAGAAGATATAGATACATCTTCACTATTAGATGAAAACCAATTAAAGAAGTAAAATACTTTACATATTTATAAATAAATATATTTTTTGATGAAAATAAAACACTCAAAGTACAAAAATACAGGAATATTATTTGAACTGTTAGTACGTCAAATTACTGCTGATACACTTAAAGGTGGTAATTCACCAGCTATAGATATATTAAAAGAATATTTTGTTAATACTTCTTTAGGTAAAGAATATAAATTATATGAATCTATACTTAAATCCAAAGTAGTAACTGAAGGTAGAGCTACATTAGTAATTGATACTATATTAGAAGCTTCTACTAAATTTAACAGAAAATCTTTAAAGAAGCAAAAATATAATTTGATTAATGAAATTAAAAAACATTATAATTTAGAATCTTTCTTTGGTTCTAAAATTACAAATTATAAGGAATTAGCTGCTTTATATACTTTAATAGAAAACGTTAATTCTAAATCTATATCAAATCCTACTCAATTAGTAGATAATAAAGTTACTTTACTAGAACATTTGACCAAAAAAGAAATTACTCAAGACTCAAAACAAACAGTACTTGAAGAATTTTCTACATATGATAAAGATGTAAGAACTCTTACATATAAAGTATTATTAGAAAAATTTAATAATAAGTATGATTCATTAACCGTTGATCAAAAACAAGTTCTTAAAGAATATATCAATTCAGTAGATTCTACTCCCGATTTAAGAAACTTTTATAATACTAAAATTAGCGAATTAAAAAATATTTTAGTTAAAGAAACTAAAAATATTAAAGATAAAGCTACCCAAATCAAAATTACTGAGGTATCTAAATTTTTAACTGAATTAAAGAAAACAGATAAAGTTGGGGATAATAACCTAGTTGATTTGTTACGTTATTACCAACTAATAAATGAAATTCAGATAGCAAATGGCATACAAATATAAACTTAGCGAAGCACCCTCCCCTAATTTAGCAAAACAAACTGGGGCAAAGGTTGGTGATATATCTTATTCTAAAGATGGAGATACTAAATTTGTTGTTGATAAAGTAGATAGCGAAACTGGTCAAGTATCTTGGAAAGTAGTTAATCTTCCAGCATTTGATAAATTAAATGATGATGTAGATTCATTAGTTTCTACAGCTAAAGGAGTTTACACCAAAACTAAAGATGATGAAAAGTTTAGAGAAATCTATGAAGAAGCTAGACTTCTAAGAAATAAAATTAGAAAACATCTTAGAAACGAATATCCAGACGAATATAAAAGAATGACTATGGAAGGGGAAGTAGAAGAAATCTCTACCTCAGGTGCAGCTGGTGCTTATAATACTCCTTATGCTTTTAAAAAAAAGAAAAAAAAAAGTAAATATAAAATGAAAATGCCATCTGGTATGGTAAGTTCTTTAGGTTATACTATGGATGAAGGTAAATTAGGTGATGGTGCAGATTTAGGTCCTGGACCAAAAGCAGGTCCTGATGGAGTTACTGACAGTGCTTATACGAAACAATTTAAATATAAATTAGTTCCTAAAAATAAAAATGGTACTTATGTGCAAAAAGGAGCAGGGATGATAGTTAAAAAACTTTATTAATATGTATAATCGTAATATTAATGAACAAGAAGATAAAGCATCTAAATTCCATAAGGAACGTATAGAAGCTTTTGATAAATTAGAAGCCAGATTTGAAGATATTAAAAAAGCAATCAAACTAGGTAAAATAGAAACAATTAAATATTACAGAGATAATCCAAAAAGCTTTGATGTCGTAATAGGCACAGATATGATTAACGATTATTTTAACGATATAGAAACATTATTACAATAATATAATTATGAAACAAACACCAAATCAATTATTCGAACAACTTTCTAAAGAGTTTGCTCCAAAAAAAGATAAGGAGCTAATTAATGAAGAATTAGGCCAAGTAGTAACATTAAAACCTATTAATACTATTGAGGCAAGTAATAAAGACCCATTTTGGACTAAATTTGAAAACTTTTTAGCTGAAGGTGGTACATTAGATCCTATTGTAAATACAGAAGAAAAAGTAAATACAAAAGAAGAAGATGAAAAAATAAAAGCTGAAGCTAAAAAAGTAGACAAAACTGTTGAAAACGTAGATTCTCATAATTATGATTATAAAGCAGAAAACATTAATAATGTTAATGCTCAAGAAGTACTTACTGGCATTCAATGTGAAATTAATTATAATAAAGAATTAACTTTAGATGAAGCTAAAGAATTAGCAGTTAAAAACTTATCTAAGGATCCATTACATTATGTAAAAGAAGGCCAATTTGGTGTTAAAGGTCTTGGATACACAGAACCAAAAGTTCAAGAAAATACTGGTGAAACATATGGTGGTAGTGGTTTTAGTGAAAAACTAAAAGATAGTAGCACTGAAATGCAAGTAGTTAAAGAAAGTAAAGATGAAGATTGTGGGTGTGGAAAAGAAGTAATTAATGAATCTTTTGGTCAAGTAGTAACTTCAGGAAACCCAAATTCATTAGCAGCTCAATCAGGAAACGTAATTAGACAAATGATGGCTGAAAAAGAAGAAGAGAAAAAGTTACCTATGGATGAAATGGAAGATGAAGGTACAGCAGTATCCTATTCTGATACTACTATGGAAGCTAAAGGTAAAGATCATGATGGTGATGGCGATATAGATTCAGATGATTATATGGCAGCTAAAGATAAAGCTATTAAAGCTGCTAAAGCTAAAAAACCTAAAAAAGAATCAATCGATTCTAAATTAGCTGAAATTGGTAAAGCAGGTGATATTACTAAAATGGAAGCTCAATTAGAATTTTTATCTAACCATATTGATGAAAAAATTCAAAGAGTAAGTTCAATTAATGAAGATGATAATCTTAAAGAATTAATTGATAAGTCTAAAATGAAAGCAATGCAAAAGGAAATCAAGCTTTTAGAAAAAAGAAAAGGCAAGATGGAAAAAATGTATGAAAAAATGTGTGGTAAAAAATACAAAAAAGCTGAAATGGTAGACGAAATGGATGAAGTAAGTTGGAATGAAAAAAATAACCCAACTAGAGGTGCTTCTAAAAGAGAATTAGATCCTAAAAAAGTAGGAAAATCAACATCTGCTTATGCTATCAATGAAGGACTTGATGGTAGCGTTTATGAAATCCCAAAAGATGTATCTGATGAGGCTTTAAAACCATATATAGGTAAATTTTTAAAACCAACCGATGCTAAAAATGATATGGTAAGTAATGCTACTGAATATGATAAAGAAGGAGGTTTCTTTAAAGTAGGTCAAAAAATTGAACTTAAACCAGCAGTATCTTTAAGTTCTTTTGGTAAATCATTAGGAAAACCTGAAAAAGCAAAAGATGATAATGAAAAACCTGCTGAATACAGAGATGAAAGTGGTAAAAGGGTAAAAAACCCAGATTTTAATATTAAAAAAGTTTCTTATAAACTAGTTAAATAATATGAGTAAATCACTCTTAATAGAAACAAATACCTTTAAAATTAACCCTCTCCAGTTAACAGAAAATGTTAACAAGGAGACGGGTAATTTAATGGTTGAGGGAATTTTAGCTACTGCTGAAGTTAAAAACGGAAATGGTAGATACTATTCAAAAGATCTATGGAATAGAGAAATGGATAAATATAATGAACTTATTGAACAAAGACGTTCAATGGGAGAATTAGATCATCCTGAATCAACTGTTATAAATTTAAAAAATGTATCACATCTAATATCAGATTATTGGTGGGATGGTGATAATGTAATGGGTAAAATAGAAATTTTACCTACTCCCTCAGGTCAAATACTTAAAGAATTAATTAAAGCAGGTGTAACAGTAGGTGTTTCATCTCGTGGTATGGGATCATTAGAACAAAATGGTGGTGTAATGGAAGTACAAGATGACTTTGAATTATTATGTTGGGATTTTGTTTCAACACCTTCTAATCCTGGTTCTTATATGCATACTTTAAATGAAGGAAAACAAGTTATTACTTATGATTATACAAATGTTAATAAAGTAGTACATGAAATCCTTTGTTCTAAAGGCTCTTGTCCTATTTTTTAATTTTTACTTAATCTACATATACGTATAACCGCAATGTGTCATGAGTATCTAGATATGACACCAATATATATTACTCCCTATTACGATTCTTAATAATCGTATTTCACAAAAAAAATTTTGAGATTATGGCAAACAATGATTTGTTAAAAGAAGCAATCGCTGATGCTAAAGCTGTTAAAGAAACTGCTATTGCAAACGCAAAACTTGCTCTTGAAGAAGCATTTACACCACATCTAAAATCTATGCTTTCAGCAAAATTAGAAGAAATGGACAAAGAAGACGTTGACGAAGGATACGGTAAGTATGAAGAAGACGACGTTAAAGCAGAAATGGAATCTAAGGATGAAATGAAAGAAGAGAAAGAAGATATGGATGAAGCTAAAGAAGAGCTTGATGAGATTAACCTTGACGAATTACTTGCTGAACTTGAATTGGATGAAGACAAACGTACAGATGCTGAACAAGAAGGCTATAAGGACGGATTCGAAGACGCTAAAGACGACATCGAAAAAGAACTTAAATCTATGAAAGTATCAGAAGCAAAAGACGAAGATGAAAAAGTTGACGAAGCTAAAAAAGGCGACGACAAGGATGACATTAAGGAAGATGCTAGAACTGATGCTGAAGAAGAAGGCTACTTAGATGGTATGAAAGACGAAAAAGAAGACGAAGAAGACAAAATCGACGATGAAGAAATTGATCTAGAAGATATGTCAGAAGACGACTTAAAAGGATTCATTGAGGATGTTATTAAAGATTTAGTAGCAGACGGAACAATTGAAGCAGGTGAGGATTTTGAAGAGGAAGACGTTGAAGACGTTGTAGACGTAGAAGATGTTGAAGATGTAGATGTTGATGTAGAAATCGACGAAGCAAAAGACATGGATAAAGGTGAAAAAGGTGTCGGAAACGAGGATGGAGACAAAGATGACTCTAAAATCGAAAAAGAAACTGAAAAAATGAGATTTAAAGAAGCATTAGATGAAATCGAAGCTCTTAAAGTTGAATTACAAGAAGTTAACCTTTTAAATGCTAAACTACTTTACACAAACAAAGTATTCAAATCTAAAAACTTAACTGAAGACAAAAAAGTTAGAGTGCTTAAAGCATTTGACAAAGCGTCAACAGTAAAAGAAGCTAAAGTTATTTTTGAAACATTAAACGAAGGTTTAGTATCAAAAACAGAATCTAAAGCAAGACCACAAGGTAGTGCTTCTAAGGCAACTGGAACAATAACTGAAGCTAAAAAACCAATTATTGAAAGCAATGATGTATACAACCGTATGCGTAAACTTGCTGGATTAATTTAAAAAATTATTTTAACCCTAAAAAACTAAAAAAAATGAGCTTAAATACTCTTTTAGAAAGCGCGAACCCATACCAGTCTTTACAGTCTGACGCGGCTAGATTAGCTAGCAAATGGGAAAAGACAGGTTTATTAGAAGGTTTAGATGGTGCCCACAAAAATAATATGGGTATGATCCTTGAAAACCAAGCTAAACAACTTGTTGTTGAATCATCACAAACTAGTGGTGGTGTAGGAAATGGTGGTACATTTCAGTCACAAACTGGCGTAAACGTTGGTGGACAGTGGGCTGGTGTAGCTTTACCATTAGTACGTAAGGTATTTGGTCAAATTGCTGCACAGGAATTTGTATCAGTACAACCAATGAATTTACCTTCTGGTCTTGTATTTTTCCTAGATTTCCAATATGGATCTAGCAAATCTCCATTTACAGCTGGTGATTCATTATACGGAGATAAGACATCTGCTGAAAACCCATTCGGTAATACAAACACAGGTGGATTATATGGATCTGGTCGTTTTGGATATTCTATTCAAAATACTGAATCAAAAGTAACATCTGCAAGAACAAATGCTACTTGGGATCAATTTAACTTCAATAGTGAGTACTCAGCCTCTGTTGCTGCTGGTAATTACCAAAGAGTACAAATTGATGCTGCTGACTTAGGTTTTGCAGATTTAGAAGCTGTTAAAGCATTCCAATTATTTACTGGATCTTTAACTAGTGTTGTACCAACAGGTTCAGATGGTACTGTACCAGGTGTACAAGTGTCTGAATTTACAGAATACGATGCAGTGAATGGTAAGATTAATTTCTATGCTTTAGATACTGCTATTACAACTAACGATGTATGGGTAAATTACCAACTTCAACCAACTGATAATAACAGAGGTGATTTTGAAGCAGGTAACCCTAATCCAAACTCTTACAACGATGAGTCAGGTGCTAACTGTTGTCCAGACCAAGTTATTCCAGAAATCAACATCCAGATGCAATCATCTGCAATTGTTGCTAAAACTAGAAAACTTAAAGCTGTATGGACTCCAGAATTCGCACAGGATTTAAATGCATACCATGCATTAGATGCTGAAGCTGAATTAACTTCAATCTTAAGTGAGTACATTTCATTAGAAATTGACTTAGAAATCTTAAGTATGTTAATTGAATCAGCTGCTGCAGGAACTGAAACTTGGTCAGTTAAAAATAACGCCCAATTATCAGGTGCAGGTGCTACAATTACAGAAACTGAACTTGGATTCTACAATTCTCAAGGACAGTGGTTCCAAACACTTGGAACTAAAATCCAAAAATTGAGCAACATCATCCACCAGAAAACTTTACGTGGTGGTGCTAACTTTATGGTTGTTTCTCCAGCTATCGCTACTATCCTAGAATCTATTCCAGGATTTGCTGCTGATACAGATGGTGATGCTGCTAAAATGAGCTATGCATTTGGTGTACAAAAAGTTGGTGCTTTAAATACTCGCCAAAAAGTATACAAAAACCCTTACATGACTGCTAACACAATCCTATTAGGATACCGTGGTACTCAGTTCTTAGAAAGTGGTGCTGTATTTGCTCCTTACATTCCGTTAATCATGACTCCACTTGTATACGATCCAGATACGTTCGTACCAAGAAAAGGTCTATTAACTAGATATGCTAAGAAAATGGTTCGTCCAGAATTCTATGGAAAAATCAATGTATCACATTTAGATCTTTTATAAGAAAAGATTAACTAAATCTGAATAAATTAACCCGGTCTTTTGACCGGGTTTTTTTATGTTTTTCATATGTATAATAAAATGCGTTATATCAAAACTATATTTATCTCATTATATAGCTATATTAAAATTTTTACGTATATTAACGTATTTACAACGGTTGTATTAAATCAATATGTAATCCCTAATTTCAAGAATTTATGGCAAGTAAACCCCATACGGACGATGTATATCGTCCTAAGAGAATTCCTAAAAACCCAATTAAGTTCAAACTCCAACTTAATGACGAACAAAAAGATGCTAAAAAATACATCCTGGAAAATACAATTACCCTCCTGGGAGGGGGTGCAGGTAGTGGAAAAACATTACTTGCGTGTAATGTTGCATTAGATGGTCTTTTAAGAAGACAATATGACAAAATAATAATCACCAGACCTACTGTATCAAAAGAAGAAATAGGATTTCTACCTGGTGATTTAAGAGAAAAAATGGATCCTTGGGTTCAACCAATATATCAAAATTTCTTTGCATTATATGATAAGGTTAAAGTAGAAAAATTAATTGAAGATGGAAAAATAGAAATTGTACCTGTATCTTTTATGCGAGGTAGAACATTTATGGATTCAATGATTATAGTTGATGAAGCACAAAATGTTACTCATGAACAAATGGAAATGATTACTTCACGTATTGGTTTAAGAAGTAAAATGATAATATGTGGAGATGCTCACCAAACAGATTTAAAGAAAAAATCAGATTCTGGGTTTAAATTTTTATACTCTGCAGCACGAAGAATAAAAAATTTAGAAGCTATTACATTAACTACTAATCATAGAAATGAAATTGTTGAAGACTTATTAGATTATTATCAAGAAGCAGTTGATAGAGGTGTAAGTATTACTACTTCTGGTTCATATATTTATAATAATAAAAACTAATACCATATTTATAACAAAATATTATTATGGCATGTAACCCTACTGGTTCACTTACAGTAACAATTTCTGAAGCAATTAGATTACCTAATGGTAATATGGAAGAAGCATTGAATATTTCTGTTATTGATGGTGTTAATCAAATAATGAGAAGAACTGATACTATAGCAACTACATTTAGTGGTAGTGGTATAGAAATTTTAAGATTTGTAGATTCAGAAGAACAACAAACAGCAGGTTCATTTGTTAGAGATACAGTTAAGTATATGAGATTTACTAATCTTTGTAAAGATAATTATATATCTCTTTACTTAATCCAAGATAGTCCAGATGCACAAAGTCCTAATACTGGTGATGTAGGGTCTGGAGATGAAACCTTATTTAAAATTGATGCAGGAAAATCAATGGTATTTTCAAATGCTCAATTTCAGGGAACTGATTATTATGATTATGTAGTAGAAGGTTATGTTGACATTCAATATTTTTCATCTTTTGCTTCATTAACTTCGATTAAAGCGAAAGCAGATGTTGAAGATGCTACAATAGAATATTTTATAGCTTCTTCTTAATATTTATAATAAAATTAAATTTAATAAAAAATGGCATTAACATTCAGAACAGGTTCAGACGGTATTGGAAGAGCTTTAACAATAAATGAGTTGGATGACAACTTTAGATATTTTACTGGATCTCATTCAATAACAGGATCTTTAACAATCAATGGTAATATAATTATAACAGGAAGTATTATACCTGAAGGTGTAGGGGTTCATAATATAGGATCAGTTGATAATCCTTTTAATGAAGTATTTGTATCTAGTGATTCAATTATATTTGTAAGTGGTTCAACTACAAGCTCATTTGGGATAGATTCATCAGGATCAATGACAGGTTCTTTTGATGGAGACTTAACTGGTTCCTTTACAGGATCAGGAGATGGTAGTTTTACAGGATCTTTTGATGGTGTCTTTACAGGATCAATAGATGGAACAGAATTTTATATTAATAACTTACCTACTACAGAACCTGCAGAATCTGGTAGATTATGGTTATCAGGTAGTTTTAGTAACTCTAAATACTTAATGGTAAGAGATTAATCTTTATTTAAATATAAAATAAAATTATAGGGACTCAATTTGAGTCCCTTTTTTTCATATTTATAATAAAACTAATTATATTATGAATATACCCATATATGATGGTAACCCACTTTGGAATCCTGATGCAGTACCTTTTAAATTTTATAACAGCAGCATTGATTTTCAAAAAGATTGTGTAAAAGTAGCTGAATTTTGTGCTATTAGATTAGGTTATCCTTTAGTAGATATAGAATTACAATCAGGTTCTTTCTTTACAGCTTTTGAAGAGGCAATTACTGTATATGGTAATGAACTTTATGCTTATTTAGTAAGAGACAATTTATTAACTTTAGAAGGATTTGAAATTCAAGATTTTATCTTTTTAAATGAGAGCATTATTACCCCTAATCTAGGAGCAATAATCAGAATGTCAGAACAATATGGAGCTGAGGCAGGTACTGGGGGTAATGTTCCATGGTATAAGGATTTTATTCCTTTAACTGCTAGTGTTCAAGATTATGATTTAAAAGAATGGGCTAAAGCAAAAAATATAACAGGTAGTATTGAAATAAAAAGAGTATTTTATCAAGAACCAACTCCTGCATCTGCTAGATATCTAGCTCCTTATGATGGTTTTGGGTTTGGTGGAGTAGCAGCAGCAGGATTAACAGGACTTGGAGGATTTGGAGGTGGAATGGGTTATTTAATGATGCCCCTTAATTACGATATGCAAGTAATTCAAGCTATTGAAATGAATGAAATGGTTAGAATGTCTAATTATAGTTTTGAAATGCATAATAATGTTTTAAGAGTATTCCCAATTCCAGGACCTTTTACTCATACTAATGATGATGAAATGATTAGTGGTTCATGTGTAGGAAATATGTGGTTTGAG